ATCTTGCGGGTTGCTGGTTTGCCTGCTGCCAACAATGCTTTTAGGGTCTCTGCTGGCTTACGCAGGGTTTTCTGCGAACTTGCACCTGTATCAAAGCCAATCACAGCAGAACTCTTCACTGTGAAGTTGCCACGATGTGCATCACCAACCACATGGATCAGTTTGCGTTTCACAGTGTCGTAAAGCCATGCTTCTGTAGCATCAACTAGTTTTACAGCAGGTTCACTAACCAGCTTAAGGTCTGGGAATGTCTTGAGATACTTGAACTTGGCTGTGACTTTTTCGGGGCTCACTGCTTTCTTGGCCCGCGGTTTGCGTTCCACTTTCTTGATCTGCACATAGTTGTTGCAGTCAGTGATCACCTGCTCAGCAAACTTTACCAGTTGCTTGAGCTGAGTCTTGGTCAAATAGCCGTAGCCTTCTACCAACTGTGCATCCTTGCCTGCTACCACTGCTTCCAGTTCAGTCAAGTGGTTTTTCCAGATCTGCTGGATCTGATGGGTCAATTGCGGTGCTACATTGTGTCCACGGATGATAGTGATGGGCTGGAATTGTGCTGACATCTTGGCACCTGCGGCGATGAAGTCGTCAAACAGGCCTTCAATCTCGCCGGCACATTCCGACGCTTTTTCTTTCAAGCGATCCTGGATAGTAGGACCAGCAGGTTTTGCTTCCACTGCTTCCACAGGTTCTGCTTGTTTTTCTGCCAGGAGTTCCAGGATCAAGTTGTCCAGTTTGATCTGTTCCTGATCTGTGAGTTCCAGGCCCATGGTGCTCATGCGGCACAGCCAGCCTGTGGTGAGTCGCACTTGGCTGTCAGGCAGGGTACGGATGCGGCGAGCGTCCTTGGTGCGATTGTGTGCATCCAAGTAACTGGCGATAAAGTCCTTGGCATCTTTCTTGCCGTAGAAATAGTTGTACCAGCCAAACGCATTGCTGAACTTGCTGGAACGATTTTCTGTGGGTTGCACACGCCACTCAGGTTCGTGTCCAACATATTTTGTGTCAGGGCTGCGTGGGTTCAGCGGTTTGATGTTTGCTTTTGCTACCAGTGTTGCCATAGGGTTCCTTTGCCAGTGTTTATGATGTAATTATAGCACATCATGATTTTTTGGTCAAGTCCGCGCACATCAGCACAAATGTCATGTCTGATTCTTTACGGAACATCACATAGTAGGGTGTGGGCTCGCTGTGTTTCCGTTTTCCAAAATATGCGACCCAATCAGAGTGCAGGGCGGTCCAGCCGCTTTTCAAGCGACTTTTACAGATTGATTCAATCTGGTTAATTTTGTCTTTTTCATCCCACCAGCCCTCAAATCGTAGGCCGGCTTGATACCCGGCTTCTTTGTGCGGTTTATATCTGCGGTCTAACTTTATGACTTTCATGTGAGTATTATAACTGAAGCAGACTTTCCGGTCAACCTGCCCATAAATACAGCACTATGCCAAGACTCAGTCTATACCGTCCCAATCGCACCGCGGATTACCGTTTTTTTGACCGCACTATTAGTGAAATGTACACAGTTGGCGGGGTGGACATGTATTTGCACAAATACTTGGGACCGCTTACCAACGACAATACTGGCAACAACGATGCCACCTTGCCCAAGTACGACTCAACCAACCCGCTGTTTATCGAAGATTTGCTGCTGTTGGAGAACCGTGATCGAGCATACGACAATGATATCTATGTCATGCGAGGCGTTTATAAACAACAGGATATCGACTTTGATCTCACCCAGTTTGGCTTGTTCCTAAACAACGATACCTTGTTCATCACATTCCATTACAACGACATGATAGATACCATGGGTCGTAAACTCATGAATGGGGATGTGTTGGAACTACCCAATCTCAGAGACTACAATCCCCTGGATAGTGCCATACCCAGAGCATTACCCAAATGGTATGTGATCCAGGATGCGGCGTTTGCCAGTGAAGGGTTTAGCCAAACATGGTTGCCTCACTTGTGGCGTGTGAAGGCCACACCCATGGTCAACTCGCAGGAATTCAATGAGATTACCAAACAGCCCTTTGAACCTCTCAACATCTGGGATCCGGGCAATTTCTATCCAGGCGGTGTCACAGTGCTCTACGGCGATACTTACTATACATCCAACAAGAATGTGCCACCAGGCACAGATATCAACAACACGGAATATTGGACCTTGGTTACTAATCCTACCACCATTCAAGATCAACAAAGCACACGCCCAAGGAACTTGGAGATCAATGATGCTATACTTGCTCAGGCCGAGGCAGAAGTGCCCACATCAGGATTTGATGTTGTGAAGTTCTACATCGTTGCTACTAATCCCGATGGTACACCTGCCAATCCCGAATCTGCCAGTTACACCGCAGACTACACTATAACCACCGCTGATCGCACAGTGGCCAATCAAGGTATTACTCCCACTGCTGATGGTTATACCGCAGGTTACTTGACCGGAGATGGAGTTGCGCCCAATGGCTTGCCGGTCACAGCCGGAGTTAATTTTCCACCCAATCCTGTTGCTGGACAATTTGCATTGAGATTAGATTACTTTCCCAATCGCTTGTTCCGATTCAGTGGCAGAACCTGGGTCAAGATTGAGAGCAAGGTACGAACCAATCTCACACCGGGTTCAACCAACGATACTTTACGTTCCAGCTTTGTGAACAATACATACACAGTGAATACCACGGATCTTGGCAATGTACCTAGTCGTCAGAGTCTAAGTGAGGCCTTGATACCTGATGCTGCCAATGGTGATCAGGGAGGCAATCTGCCTCCTAATCCATATCCGCCCACACAACCTTTCCAGAAAAGCAGCTAAATGAGCCAAATGTTTTTTTATGACGAACAAATTCGTCGCTATCTATTGCAGTTCACACGCATGTTCAGTTTGTTTGAAGTTGAATATGGTCGCGACGAACAAGGTACCACCGATCTAGTGCGTGTGCCCATACGCTATGGAGATGCCAGTAGAAATGCACAGACCATACTGAATCAGAATTCAGCCAACAGCTTAAATGCCACGCCCTTGATGACTTTCCACATCACTGGTCTCACTTATGATCGTGAACGCATGCAAGAGCCATATCACGTGAACAAGATGATGGTGCGCCAACGCACTTGGGATCCGGGCACAGAAAGTTATGAAACCACACAAGGCAATGCTTTTCAAGTAGAGAGACTCATGCCTGTGCCATACAAACTCACTATTGATCTGGACATATGGACCAGTAATACCAATCAGAAGATGCAGTTGTTTGAACAGATTGCCACACTGTTCAACCCTGCATTAGAAATACAAGCCACAGACAATTATATTGATTGGACCAGCCTCAGTGTGTGTAATCTTGACAATGTGAAATGGTCTAGCAAGGTTATTCCTGTTGGCACTGGCGATCCCATTGACTTCATGACCATGACATTCAGCATGCCAATCTGGATCTCGTCTCCGGCCAAGATCAAGAAACTGGGTGTGGTGGAGCGAGTGATTGCCAGCATCTTTGATGCACAGGGCGATACTGTGAATGCCATCAGCAATAGTGACTTGTTGTTGGGTACCAGGGTCAAAGTCACTCCTGGGGGATATCAAGTTCTACTGCTGGACAATCAACTACAGGTACTACAATCAACCCAACCGCCGGTGCGTCCAGACAGATTAAGCCTAGAGCCATTTGGATTTCCTGTAGCAGAAAATCCTCAGATCACCTGGCCAGCCGTGATTGGAATGTATGGAGTATTGCGTCCCGGAATCAGTTATATCACACTAGCCGATCCTTGGGATCCCGACAACGGATCTCCGGTTGTGGGAACCATAGCGGTAAATCCTGCTGATGATCGATTGTTGATCTACAACATTGACCCGGACACAATGCCACAGAACACATTGGCGCCTGTGGATGCTGTGATCAATCCACTCACATCTGGGCCAGGTGATGGGTTAGATAGCAGTCTCACAGGTCAACGATACCTGCTAAACGAAAGCACCGGCAGTGAGAGCAATCTAAGCAATCCCCTGGCATGGCTAGGAGTCAACAATCAACCCTTAATCGCCAATGCCAACGATATCATTGAATTTGATGGATCAAGGTGGGTGATAGCATTCCATAGTCAAGGCACCACAGGTCCTCAATATGTAACAAATCTAACCACTGGTATACAATACTACTGGAACGGTACCAAGTGGGTCAAGAGTATAGATGGTCTTTATCCCGGAGGCGAATGGACTCTTGTGTTGTAAAAGCAGTGGGTGTTTGGTTCTATTGCGTGAGAACACGCTGCTATCTTTATCTCTTACGCAATGATTCCAAATATCCTGATACGTGGGGTCTGGCCGGTGGCAAGGTAGAAGCTGCGGAATCATTGATGGCAGCAGTGGAACGCGAATGTACAGAGGAATTGGGCAGCATGCCTCAATATCAGAAACTGATACCCATTGAAAAATTCACATCACCCGATGGAGGATTTGAATATCACACCTTCTGGTGTAGAGTGGATCACGAATTTATCCCCGAACTCAATCACGAACATGTGGGATATGCGTGGGTGCAAAGTGGAAGATTGCCAAGACCTCTACATCCTGGCTTGTGGAACACTGTGAATCTAGATGCTATACAAAAGAAGATAGCAAGTCTAGAGATTACCTGCGTCTAGTCAAAGAAGAACATCTGCCACAATCGGCAGTTGTCATTGTTGTATCCAAAATAATCTGTGGCTGAATGTAAGTATCCAGCATTGAAGATCACCAAGCGATTGTACACATTGCCAAACGTGTCTACAGGTTCAAATATGGTCCTATCCAGATTCTGACTACCAGGTCTGAAACATTTGGCAATGTCAGGATGGCTGATGTGCCTAACATCTGTGCCTTTCAGTGCATGGGTAGATGTGCCGGTTTGATACGGTGCGTTGGGTGTGAGATACAGCATGCCGGCCCATCTTTGTGGATCACAATGGTACACCAGGGGTTCACCTTCTTGGCAAACTTGGAATCGGCCATTCATGCCATGTTCTTCCCACTTCTCAATTTTGCGATTCATGATGTATTCAAATTCTTCTTTCAATCCTGGAAACAAGAACTGCTGTCGGGTGCGATTGCCTATGTAATACTTTCCAATGCCGCCCTGGTCGTATTCTTGCTCCAATGCCAACTTTCTGATGGCGTCAGGGTTTTGATAGAAGTTGTCTACTATCCACACACCCGGTTTGGGTTGAGAACTAAACAGATCAGATTTTTTTCGAGATATGTGTACAGCAGGTGCTGACTTTGTTTCTACTAGTGGTGATTTAGGTAATCCACAAATCTTCAAGTTGTATTCAATGGCATCTTTGTATATCTGATGCATGACGAAGTTATCTCTTAGATGCACCATGATCTGACGACTTTGCTCAGCAAGACCCACATGCCATGACGCCACACCTTTCTGGAACAACAATCCACAATAGCCCGGATACTGATCAGTGGCCACAGGTGCAAGATCAAAGTTACTATAGGTCAATCCCAACACTGCTGTGGTATAACTTTCTTGCCATTCACGATGTTTCTCGTATAGTCTGCTCAACAAGAAATACGCTTCTGGTCGATTGGGGATCAGTGCAATGGCTTTGAGCAAGAGACCTTTTTCGGTGTCATCTCGAGTTTTTTGTTTTTCCAAACACACACAGCATCGCATGAGTGCTTCGTACTGTTGCTGGTCGGTGGTGCTGCGTTCTGCTGTGCGTAGATAGAAACTCACTGCTGCACCGGTCTGTCCTATGTTTTCATATTCTTGTGCCAGCAAGAAGTTGATGGTAGGATCTTCGGAGTTTTCAATGTACGGGTGTAGATATTTCATGTTATTTCACAAAGGTTATGACTTTTGGATCTGTGGCATTTTCACAAGAGTTGCACAGCGTGAAGCAGGTCTGATCTTGAGGAATCACATCTTCGTATGACTGTTCATGCAGGTTACCAATGATGTGATCCAGGCCATAGTCCATACAGCACAGGCTCACATCACCATTGGGCAACAGCACATTGTGATATAGACCTTCTACACATCCGCAGGTCTTTGGTCCTTCATGTGTGATTGCGTTCCATCGATCTCTCAAAGTAATCAACTGTGGTTTGGCCACTGCTTCGCGAAACAGATTGCCAGCTCTGCTCCACATGGCATAGCTAGGTGCAGAGTCAAATATATGCCGGATGCTGGGATGTAGTTCAGCACCCATGCTCATCTTGGAAAAGTTCTTGATCCTGTGATGATTGTCTCGGAAAGATCGGAAGA